GGCGTGAGGATTCCCTCAGCAACCCGCCAATCTTCTGCCGGCACGTCGAACTCGTGACCGGACTCTTTGTCTTTCACCCTGATGAACAAGGGGCCTCCTAGGGCATGAAAAAAGCCGCGGGGTACGCGGCTTGGTTGTTAGCTTTGGGAGCCCGTGAGGACCCAATCAAAGGGCTGGTAGAGGGGATGCTGACCGTTGATCGTCACGTCCTCATCCGGGAGCAGCGGCTGCTCGTTCGCGACCGACTCAATAGCGCCGAGAACCCAGCCGGGAACCTCGGGGCGGTTGCCCTCCAGCGCGTCCGTGAGCTTCTGCGCCACAATCCGAACCGACGCCGCAGTGAGTCCGACAACCTGAGTCCTGGACCGCAGAACGCGAGCGGATACCGACCGCGCCAAGGATCGCTCGGAGACGGTCGGGAAGTTAGTCACCACAAACACGTAAGGGAATGAGGGAGTAGCCGGCACGCGGTCCTTGTAGACCGTCACCCCAGTAATCAGCACCTCGAAACCAGCAGCAAGAGCATCGCCCGTCATAACTGACCCGCCCATCTAGCCGCCAACGCATCAAGCGCCGACATCGTCCGCGGCTCCTCAGAACGCAACGGCTTATCAATGTCACCGGATCCACCGCCGCGGCTAGTGCCGAAGTAGTAGATGTTGCCAAGGGCGCCACCGCGGCGGGACTTATCCGGTCCCACAACCCAGCGGGCTGTGCCCACCGAGTAATGCGACTCATAACTAATCGAGCCAGCCATGCCCTTGAAGTGCGCTGAGCCGCTAACGTCAGCCTGCATCTCATTCTTGATGTTCTGCACGCCCTTTTTCAGGACCGCATCAACATCCTTGACCGCAGACCCGGCCACATGCCCTAGGTTCGTAGCGAGTCGGCGAAGCTCAGTAGAACCATCACTCAAGCGACCACCTCACTAACCCGCGTCCGCTGCGCAGTCGCAAAGGACTTGTGGAACAACTCGATGACGCGGAACTCACGCCCCACAAGCTGAGGATCCAGCACCGAAGCCGTGATCGTCACAACATCATCCACCAGCAACGGACCAGCCGAGACGGGGAAATCAACCCGCGAATCCTGCACCGTGAAGCTGTGACCGCCCGCATTCGGATTCGACGCCTGCGAAATGGTCTGCTGCACCTTGCACGGGCCCGTGTAGACCGGCGTTGAGCCGGGGGTTACGTTCCCCGTGTCAGGATCCGTTGCCGGATCGCCGGGGCGGTGGACTGTGCACGCGTCGATCATTAGGGACTCGGCAGCCTCGCGACCCCGCAAGGTCGCAGCAACCGCACTCACGAGCGGGGCCGAATCTCAAAGGCGCGCGGACCAACAGCCCGCACACCCAGCCATCCAAGCTCGACATCGGACGCGTACAGTTCGCCAGTGGACAGCGCCGAATCAACGGTGCCGCCCTCCGTGTAGTCATCAATCGACTCATTGCGGATCCGGTAGCCGTCCGGGTTCTTCATCACCCGGCGAACCATCCGCGACACAACCAGGCGGGCGACACCCTCGTCCTTGAAGTCGAATCCGGGAACCGTGACCGTCAGCAAGGTGATCGCCTCAGCGATCAACCCCGCCGCCGTCAATTCCTCGGAATCCGAAAGGGGACGCCACCCCGCAGCAACATCACTAGGCAATACGACTACAGCCATGACGCCCCCTCCCTAACTACTTGGCCGAACGAACAGCAGGCTTAGCCTCAGGCTCAACCTTTTCGAGCATCCCGGACTCAACCAGGCGCTCAACGTCGCCCTTGTCGAAACCGTCAGGCACCGTAGCGCCCTCGTAGAAATACGTGATCTTGCCAGCCGGGTCCTTGACGGACACCAGCGGGGCAGTAACGTTGTGCGCCACAAGGGCCTCCTTAGATGCCGGTGATCTTGATGGCCGCGCCGGGCTCGGTCACGTAAGGAACGCAGACGCGACGGGCACGCAGGCGCCACTTGTCGTTCTTCTCCTCGCGGATGACCTTGGTCTCCAGCAGGCCGGCCTTGGCGTAGTTGCCGCCAAGGTCCTCGTCAGCGATGCCACCAAGGGCGGTCGTGTCGATCAGCCATGCGCCGGATCCGCCGGGGATGTTCGGCGTCGGGAGGATCGTGAGGCCGGCAATCGTCGGGAAGTTGCCCGTGTAGATCGAGTTGGCGGAATCTTCGCGACCACGAGCGTTCATCACGCCGGAATCCGAAGCGAGGTAAGCCCAGGTGATGTCATCGACAACCAGGACGTTCGGGTCATAGCCCTTATTCAGGGCGGTGACCTTGGCCTTGGCGAGCATGATGTCACGCAGGATCGCGGCGGTACCGGAAACGGACCACTGACCGGACGTGACAGCCTGAGTCTGGGTTACAGTCGCGGCGATCAGGGAGAGGCTGATCGAGTCAACCTTCTTGATGATCGAGTTGGACAGTTTGCCCAGACCCTTCTCAACAGCGCCGAAGTTCTGACGCTTGATAGCCTCGTCAGTGACCTCAGTGTCCTGGCCCCACTTGGTTACCTTGGCAACCTGCGGGGTGCCGTTGGTGATCGTGGTCAGGTCGTACTCGCCACCGGGGGAGACGGCGCCGACCGGGCGAACCGTGTACAGGTCCTCGTCAACGTCGTACGTGATAGCGCCGCCGGAAACGTCAGTGCGGCCACTCAGCAGCACATCCGCGATGAAACGGTTAGCGGTGATGTCCTGCACGCGCCGTGCCACAACGGACGGGGAATTCAGGAAGCGGGAAATGGTCTCGTTGTCGCCCGAGAAAGTAGGGGCAACCGGGGGGTATGAATAAGCCAAAGTAGTTGTCTCCTAGTTATCGGGCGAGCTTGACGCGGACTTTTGCGCCGTCAGCGGCGGTGGTCAGTGCCACGCCAACCTGAGTCGCAGCAGCCGGGGTAGCGGACGATGCGACAGTGCCGGCAGCGCCAGCAACAACAGCCGCACCAGCGGTGATAGCACCAGAAGCGACAAGCTCCTGCACGCCGCCTGCGAAGACGGTGACGAGGTCGCCGGAAGCGGTATCAAAAGCCGCCACACCAACCCATGCCTGAGTAGCTGCGCCAGCGGGGGCGACAGTGCCGGAACCGGAGACAGCCAAGAGCTGCCCGCCGACGATAGAAGCGGACGCGGTCGAAACCAGCGCCTGACCCGGAGTGTTTACCGGAAGATATTCAGCCATTGCTTAGGCCTTCTTTCCATAGATGGATTCGTAAAGTTGTTCATCAGCCGAAAGCGCGCTCGTCCGTGCACCTTGCGAGGCATCCGGGGCGGGCTTGCGGGGCTTGTTCAGATCAGCGAGGATCGAGGCAGCATCCGCAGCCAGGTCTTCCTCAGAGTCGCCCTGAAGGCGTCCCACCCACTTGGCCGGCAACCCGGCGTCAAGCGCTACTTTCTGACGGAGGCTGTCGCGGCGAAGGTTCTGCAATTCCTGAGCGGCATCGGCAGCATCGCGCTGCGCCTTCTCAATCTCAGACAGTTTCGCGTCGTCAACTTCCTTCAAGCGAAGCCGGTTCTTCTCGGCTTCCTTGTTGGCTTTCGCCAGTGCGGCCCGGAGTCGGTCAAGCTCGCCCTTGTCGGGCTCCGTCTCAGTTGCCGCAGTTTCGTCAGCCACTACATCGGCAGCCTGAACGGCTTCCTCAGCAACGGCGTCGGTGGTTGTTTCATCAGCCATCACGGCCTCCTGATCTGTCGTTTTGTACTTCCTCATCCATCCCGGAATAGGAAACTTGCGCCGCTGCGGAGTAATCACGCAGGGAAAAATGAGGCAGAGGCCATAAGGCGTGCCTGATGTGTTGCTTAGAAAATCTGACCGCCAGTCGCGACCCAGCGGCGGTAGTCCTTTTCGACCTGCGCGGCGATTTTCGGGGTCAGCGGAGACGTGTTGATCTTCGCCTTGGGAGTCATTGACGGGGCCCCGTAAGGGTTCACGCCTTGCTGCACCAGCTCCCACCGAGCCTTAGCGTCGAACAATCGCCGCTCGGCTTCCGTCATGGTCGCCCGCACGTTCGGATCGCGCCCATACTTGATCGCATCCTCAACGCGCTTACGAGCCGCGCCATAAGATCCGCCATGACCAAGAGCGCCATAACCCTCACGCTGGCCCACAATCGACCCCAGCGGATTCTGGCCGCCTGGCAGGATGTAGCCGTACTTTTCAAGGTCATTGAGAGCCGCGGCCCTGTTGTCGCCGTTCAGCTTGTAGATAGCGTCAGGCGTCAGACGCTTACCCTTGGTTAGCTCGCCGTTCGTAGCGCGGAAGTTGCCGCGCTTCGTCGTGCCCTCGGAAGTAAATGCGCCCTTGACCTTCTGGCCGCGGCGGGATCCATCCGCAGATATACCCGCATAGGACACGCCACGACGGCTATTGACTACCTGGAAGATGTCACCGCCGTCACGGATCGCCTGTGCGCCCGCCTTCGTGTAGTTCTTGTCCTGATCCTCGGGGGATAGCGACTTGAAATACTCGTACGGGTCATGAACAAGACCCTCAGTCTCAGCCGCAGCCCGAGCCGTCGTCTGAACGTGCACACAATCGCACTTAGGGTGACGCTGAAAACCAGCGTTCCAGCGATAAACGCGCCCAGCCAGGATCGAACAACGCGAGCACGACGGAGGATTCAACATCCGCACATAAGAAACCCGGCTGCGCGTAGCCGTATCAACACCGGCAGCACCGCGCCCCGCATCTGCAACCTGCGTCCGCGTCAACGTCGTTAGGAACTTGCCGCCCTGAGTGAGCGCCTGCGCCGGAGCCATCCCGCCCGCAATCAACGTCTTCACATGCGGAACAGCCCCGTACAGCAGCCCCTCAAGGGTCCGCCCATCAGACGCCAGCCCGCCAAACGCTGACGGATTCACGAAATGCTGAGGCGCCTCATACAAGCCCTGACCCGCGAGCGTCTGCGCACCATACGACGCGCCGGCAGCCGCAGCCTTCACCTGCACCCCAGCAAGCACCGGGACCAACAAAGGAACCTGCGCCGCCCACGAGCCCGAAAGGTCACTGAGGCTAACCTCAGACCACAACTGCGAACCAGCCAAGACAACAAGCGCCTGAAGACGCTGCATCTGCTTATAGTGGGCAACCGCTGCCTCGGGGATCATGGCTAACCCCCGTTAATAGACCTAGCCAAATTCGCAATATCAGGGTTGGACTTCGCTCGAGCATCCATCTCAACCATGTTGTCCCGCTCCTGCTGCGTGTACCCAAGGTCAATCCGGGCCTGCTCAACAGGAATGATGTTCGTCTGGACCTTTTTCACAGTCGCGTCAGCCTTCTGCGCCTCAGTCGGAGTCGAAGGATCGCGCCACACCGTCTCCAGCGTCTTCGCATCCTCATCCCACTTGTTGTTCTTGATCCGCAGCACAAGGCGCTGCACATCCTCCCAAGACCCGCCGAAGTACGTGTGCTTACGCTCCACGCGCTTCACAAGCTGAGTCTCAGACGAGCGGATAGCATCGGCCGAAGCCGGGTTATCGCCCACGAACGACAAGTAATGCGGGGGCAGAGCAAGCATCTGAGACGCAAGCTGCGCCAAGAGCTTGATCGAGTTATGGAAGACGCTTAGATCGGCCTCATTGAACTGACCGAACTTCGCCTCATGGTTCTCAGAACTCCACAAAGTGCCCGTATCGCGCGACCAAACGCTGATCGGGTTATCGTCCTTATCGACGAAGTCGTCAGCCTTCAGGCCAACAGCCCATCGGCGAGGCATCGCGTGATACTCGGCGCTAACCATCATGTCCGTAGCCATCTTGTTAGCCGCATCAGCAACCGGAATGACATCCTGGAACTCAGACAAGCCATCAGGCTTCAGAATCCGGGGCCGGTTGACGATTGGGACAACAGGAACGACGCCAAGCTCGTGATTGTCAGCGCCGCCAGTGGACAGCCAACCAGCCTTGCCAGCAGCGAAAGACTCCGTCGAATTCGGCAAGTACAACGTCGCCCGCTGGACAACATCCTTGCCCTCGCCCTCCTGCCACCGCTTAATAGCAGCAGTCACCCGACGAGTCCGCGGATCCCGCTCAGCAAACACCTGAAACGGGCTCTCGACAGTCACAACCGGATCGTCAGACTCGGCATCACTGCCGACAATCACATACGAGCGGCCCAACACCAGAGCGTCAAGGTGCGCCTGCTGGGACTGCTCATCAAGCCCGTTCGCCTGCCAAATGCGCCACAACTCAGCATCCGAAGAAGACGAGCCGCGATAACGGAAACCCTCAACGTCAAGCCGGTTCTCATACGCCTCCGCGCCGAACCTGAGCCAATTGAGTACCAACTGGCTGACCCGGTCGCCAATCTCCGCCTGCATCGCCTGAGCCATGTACTTCAACGGCTGCTCGCCCTCAAAATACTTATCCACCCGATCCAAGCCCGGAATCAGACCAGCGAGCTTAGTGTCCAACCGAACAAGGGCATCAGAAACAGCCATCAGGCCCTCCATCGTCTAAGAAACAACAACCCGGCGCCTTACTGGCGGCGGTGCCGGTTGCCAACCGCTCTTCAAGGCATCAAGTCGGGCCTGGTTGGACATGCCACCAGCCATCGCGAGGTCAATCTTTTTGTCAGAGTCGTGACGTTCCTTGCGGACAACCCAAAGCGGCTTGCCCTCTTCGTCAACCATCTTGATTTCATGCTTCTGGGCCTGCCCAAGGTGTTCAGCCATGGCCTTAGTGCCGTCTCCATGGACCTCGCCCGTAAAGATGGCCCGCTGGTAAGTCCGGCACATGTAGGCGGTATTCCGCAGATTTCGGGAGTCGTTATAGAAGAACAGGACAGTTTTGGGGCCATAGCGAGACGCAAGGTCCGCCAACTGCTCATCCCAGCCCTGCGCCGGGTCGCCGTACATCCGCACAACCCGATAGCGGGAGAAGATGTCATCGCAAGTCGCGGTTACTTCGGTGGGATCTACCGGGTTGTCCTCATCGGGAACCCAGAGCCCTACCGGAACCTGCAAGCCAGTTGACATCTCGGTAGCGACAAGCGCGCTTGTGTCTTTCCAGCGCGAACCATCGAAGCCGAGGGCGATTTCTGCCCCAGCGGGGATCGTCGCGCCTTCGTCAGCGTTATTAGCCCACGCCTTCACGTCGTACGCCTGCGCTGCCGCCTGCGTCCAACGATTCAGCCACACGCGCTCGAGGTAGGACGAGTCAACGCCCGGCCTCTCCCACTGCTTGGCAATGCCGCGCAAGTCAGACCACTTAGCCACAGAAGGCCCAGAAGCCTCCCGAATAGCCTCAATGCGGTCCTCGTAGCGGTCAAGATCGTACTTGATGCCCGTATCAGGGTTGTGAGTGCCGGCCTCGCGGTGAAAATAGAACAATTCAGGCTCGGGAATCTCGCCGCGGGCGATCTTCTCCGCTTCATCCTTGTCCTTCTCAGCAACGGAACCCTTACCAGGCTCGCCGGCCGTCGTAGTCCCGAGTGACCATGGGTCATCGAGGGGGCGCTTAGGAAGGTTGGCTTCCATCGTCTCGTAAGCATTGATCGACGTAGCCGAGTCCAAGCGGTGTGTCTCGTCGTAATACTGGAACGTCGTACGCGCGCCATCACGGGCGTTAGGTGAGCCAGCAAGCGGGACAGCCTTGCCGTCCGCGCCACGATCACCCAAGCGAATGATCCGCTCAAGACTCGAATCAAACAGATCAGCGTCAGGGCCCTCAGTGCACACCGTGTACAGCACGCCATACGCCAGCTCGTGCACCTGCTCTTGCGTATACGCAAGCATCGGGCAGTATGGGTCACGCACGGGGCGTCCAACAGGGTTGCCATTGGAGTCCCAGCCATCGAAGCGCACCGGGCCTTCTGGATGCAGCTCGGCGAACGTCAACCAGCCGCCAAACTCCGTCTTGGCCGTACCCTTACGCCAGGAAAACCGCACACGGCGGAACCGGCGGCGCCCGGCATACTCGTGGCCCTTCGGATAAAGCTCGTAAGCCTTCCAAATGGCGGCGCGCTTCTCATCATCAAGCTTCGCCGGCTCACCCTTCAGTGAGCCGGGGCCAAACACGGCCCGCTCTTCGATCAAGTCGCAAATCTGACCACCAAGCGACGGCCACGGCTCCTCATCAAACGAAGGGACGATAATGGTACTCAAAGCGCCCTCAGGACAGCCCTAGGGTCAGAACCGCCAGACGTCGCCGGAGGACGCCCTGAACCGCGGCGCTTACTGCCACGCTCCACAGCCTCTTCGGACTTCTCAATCTCCCACTGGAGACGCCGCCTATCAATCGGCGACAAGCCGAAGCGCTGCTCCTGAAGACGAATCTCAGCAGACGCTTCCTTCCGCTCCTTCGCCGTCTCCGAAGTCCAGAAATCGTTCTGTAACATCGCAAGCTTGAACAGCCCGTGACGGTCGGAATCCTCATACTCCGGAGCCATCGGCGAAGCCCAAAGGTCACGCCACCACTCGAGGGTCATCGGATGCCAGGCATGCGCCGGCAGCTCAGGCGCAATGATCGCCGCGTCAGACTTCAAGGTGGCATTAGTGGAGGTCTTATTCCTCCGCGCGCGGGTGCCAGCAGGCTTAGGTGCAGCAGGCATTTTGACCTCCTCAAAAAGTCCCGGGAAGCGTACAGAACAAAATCACCC